TATTATATATAATATATAGCCTTTTTGTTTTATTTATTTGTTTTATTATGTTTTATTTCTTTCTTCTTCCACTTATCTGTATAAGTATCATTATATTTGTTTTTATATTTGTTATGATATTTATCCTGTACACTGTGAATTGCTATCACATCATAGCCTGTTCCATTAAGCTGTTCACACATTCTGTTGATTTCTTTCAGCTCTTTTGTTACATCCTGTATAAGCTTAGAAATATACTCTGCATCTGCTCCCATTCCGTTATTCATGCATTTCTGCCACTGTTCCTCATACAGCTCTTTTGTTTCATGTTCCCATTGTTTATACTGTTCCATTGCATTCTTCACAAACTTAGGAAGAACACTGTCATTCACATCATCTGTTGTGTATTTGCTCCAATCTCTAGGAATCATCTGTGGGAACTGCACTTGTTACTGTCGGAATTGCCTGTACTATACAGATACAAACTTTTTCTTTGTTGCTATAAGTTGCCTGTGGAATATTCAGAATCAAAACACCATCCTGTACTGTTACACTATTTGTTTTCACAAAATGAACACATCCACCGCATCCATATCCATTATTATTATATAAACTACATGCCATTTTATATCACCCTTTCTAACCCTTTTAATTAAACGAATAGGGCGGTTTTTATGCCGCCCTTACAAATATATCACGCATAAGCGGAAAGTCTCTTAAATCATCAAATAAACGCTTTAGCATCCGCATCCATTATTACAAGCTGTTCCATAATGTGAAAACATCTGTGCGCTTTCATATGGACTACATGTCTGATATGCCGGAATTGGTGTTGGTCTTAATGTTGAAATCAACGTTGCGTTCTGTGCCTGCTGACTCAGCTGGAAGTTTGCTGTCTGTAACTGGTCACGTAAGCTCTGAATCTCATTCTGTGTCATTAATGCTCTTGTCGCATCACCATCTGCTTTGATGGCGTTCACAATATCACAAGTGTTTCTTGCATTCTCATATCTTACAGAATCAATACTTCTCTGCGTTGTGCAACAGCAATCCGCAAGCTGTGAAGCAAGTGCATTTGTATTCTGCATTCCCGCTACTGCTACATTGTTAATTGCTTGCTGTGTTCCATTGAAGCCATTCAGAAGCGAAGTATTAACTGAATAGAATCCATCACAGATTCCATTCTCCAAACCATTCAGCTTGTTCATTACTGCTTGGTTATCAAACCCTCTTTGGATTGCACTATCTGTATATGCACTTGCTGTACTATTCATACCATTTCCACCCCAGTTTCCAAAATTACCTCCCCAAGCTAAAAGGAAGAATAAGAAGAAAATCCAGCTTCCGTTACCGTCACCAAACATTCCATTGTTTTCTTTTCCGAGTGCTAATGCATCAGCTACACTCTCCTTTAATTCTTTTATTCTTTGTTTCAATTCACTTACAACATTTTCAAACTGTTGCTTAGAGACATACTCAACATTCGCTTTATTTTCTGTTGGTTTTAGTATATATGTTTTAAGTTCTGCTGAACCATCTAACAATATTTGCTTTGTATAGATACAACCATTTGCAATATCGGTGAAAACAAATAGACTGCCATCTAAATCAATCATACTTGCTTTAGCTTCATCATAACTTGAAACTGGTCTACCTTTTAACATTTGTGTTTGACTCTGATTCTGCATATATGGCTGTTGGTAATTGTACTGCTGTTCCATCTGTGCAATTCTATTTTGTGTTAATTGTTGCTGATATGGATTCATCCCATATCCTGTATAATTGTACATCAATCACCACTCCTTTCATGCTTTTAATATATCATACTTTTCACATTTTGAAATATAAACAAAGTATACTAGGAAGAACCATAAAGAATATGTGCAATAAAAAAGGAGTGCTTTCGCACTCCCTTAAATCATTCTACCTATTTTCATAAGCATCTTTCTATGTTTCTTTTTAACTGCTATTTCAGATAATCCTATTTCATCTGCTATACATTGCAAGGTTTTCTTCTCCTTATAATGCATCCATAGAATTTTCTTTTCTTCTTCACTTAACATTGTTTGTTCCATCAAATCACCAAACTCTTTTACAGAGCTTATGTCCTTTAGTTTCGTTCTAGTTTCTGCGTTCTTTTTATCCATGCTTACCACTTCCCATGAACTTACCACACACTGGACATTTCTTAGAATTACCACCTTTTCTATTTCCATTCTTAGGAACTTTAATCTTTGACCTTGTTATAGTCCTTGTTTTTGTTACGTGTATGCTTGCTTTCGCCATCCTTAATTCTCACCACCTTGGTTATGAACTGCATTATCATTATACCGATTTCCACTTACATCATTATATTCTGCATTTGCATTTTCTCCGCTTGTTTCAATATCAACATCTTTTGTATTTTCTTCCTGTGCTGTATCGTAATATTCAAATTGCGATTCATACCAAACAAAACAACCAAAACTAAATGCTGACTGTAGAAACATTAAAACAATTAAAATAATGATAATGATATCTTTTAGTTTGTTAGAACGTTTATACTCTTTCTGAACGTCTATCAGAACTTCACTAAACTCTTCCATACTTGTTTCACTTCCTTAAATTGTTGCATCTTTATATTTTCCATTTACTTTTACTTTCACAATTCCTGTACTGTATTTTCCGTCTTTTCTATACATCATACCAGTTTTATATTTACTACTTTGTTTTGTATAACAATTCGCTTGTAGTTTAAATATAGCATACAATGTTATGTTTGCTTTTACGACATATGATTCACTTATATACGTTCCGCTTCCATTTTGGTTTGTGTTCCATCCTAAAAACTCATAGTTCAATCTTTCTGCTGTTGGCAACTTTCCAATTTTATCACCATAATATACCGTTCTAACAACTGAATCCGAACTACCAACAATCCCACCATTTGAACCCGCATCAAATTTAATTGCACAGCTTATTTTCTCCCATACCGCATACAATATATAATTATCTGCATTTGTTCCTCCCCATGCTTGACCAGCACTATATGATGGCGAAATCGCTGTGCTTGACAATGACCAACCTAGGAACGTATACCCTGCTCTTTTTGGAATTGTTTTTGACAATGTTGTATCATATCCATAATAATAGTATTGTGTGCTTGGCGCACCCGTTCCGCCATTCGCATTGTATGATATCGAATACCTATCTCTTGCTGGAATTGTGAAGTTTACGCTTGCTGTATACGAATTTCCTCCACCATATTCTATACCTGTAAATCTTGCAGAACATGTTCCTTGTGAACTAGATGTTCCTCTATTATATGTTTTACTATATGTTCCAATTAGAACTTGGTTCGCTGTGTTCCATCCATTATTTGATGTTGTATTAATATCTTTACTTCCAATACTTGAACTTGCAGAAACTCCCCAATCAAAATAGAACATATTAGAGCTATCTTGACATGAATACTGTGACCAATACCATATTTGCACTGTTACTGTTGTTTGTGTTTTACTATTTTTTGATGTTACATAGAGTCCAATTCTACCTTGGTATTGTGTACCTGTTGACGGAGAACTCCATTGTGTACCGCTTGGTGCTGACATTTATCACACCTCCTAACCAGTTACACGGATATATATATCTCCGTCTTTTCCTGTTGAATCGCTTGGTGCGGCTGTTCCTTGTCTAATTGTAGGCATTGCATCTATCTTTGTATTTATCTCATTAATTTGATTTTGTAGGCTTGTTGCTGGGTCACTTCCCAACCTACCCTTTATTGTGTCAAACCAATTATTGAAAATTTCTTCAAACTGCGAAAACAAATCAGATGTACTTATTTGCTGAACAACACCTGTTACGAATCCACATACCTCATTATATGGTCTTTTGTCTGTTATACCAGCGGCACTCACACTGGATGCTCCTACACCCTTTTTAATTGTTGCTAATTGCAATTCCTTAATTGTTGTTGTGTTTGAAACGCTTGTATCATTTTGTTTTACTTCCAACGACATTTTTCTGTTTGTTTTATCCAATCTTATTACAACTGAATCTGTTTGAACATATGAAGAACTATTAACTTGAATTGTTAATGTTGTATCTTCTGTCAATTCATAATAATATCCATCTATATAAGCACTTCCAGCTTTAACAGTTACTTTTAATCCACTTTGCGCTGAAACTTTCAATCCATCTGTAGGGTTTACAAAAACACCATTGCTAATAAATTTTGAAAAATAGCTTGCAAAATCTTCTGCATTATATGTTCTATCATAAACACCGCTACTTGTTTCAACCGCATTAAAAAACCCATATCTTTCTGCCATAACTAACCACTCCTTTCTTTTTATTTCCATTTACCTTTTGCATACGCTGTGAACTTCATTTTATTTGCAGATTCCCTTGAAACTGTATCAAAGGCTCTTATATTCGCCAAACCTACTGACCAATTATATACAGTTCCCCACGAAGCACCATTTCCATATTGCGCTTTCGAACATATTACAATTTCTGGTTGTTCTAAAAACTGTATAGGAAATGTCCATGCAAATACACCTTGGTACAAACTGTTATATTTGTTATTTATTCCCGCTGTTGCTAGTTTGTCTGAAACCCATTGTTCCAACAATCCAGTACTCCATTTTCTATAATGTCCGTTTTCATTTTCACCCTCTTCAACAATGTATTCAAAAACTTGTGTTGCTGTTTTTCCGCTTCTATTTTCAAGATACTTAACCGTTGTTGAATTGTTCTGAACTTTGTTTATAACCTCTTGTATAACATCTGTTACATCCTGTATTCTTGACCCATACGTAAATTCTATATCTACAATGTCTCTATCGCCTTGCCTTGTCACTGTTACATTTGTAATCTGTGCATCAATTTCCATTCCGAGTTCTTCATCAGCTACTGTAACAAAATCTCCTATGTTATAATCTTTTTTGTAGGTATACTGTTTTGTTATATCTGTAACTGTTGCTGTGTACTCTTCACTTAAATCATTGTCTTTGGCTTTTTCATCTGCCCTTTGTTTCATCAGTTCTTCATACTCTGCATCAGTTAATTTTTTACTGTCTTGTTCACTTTGAACATCTCTTGCATCAACCCATAGCTCTTTCCTGTTCCACCCTTTACGCTCTCCGAAAGTAACGTCTGAGTTAACATCTATGTTGTACCACTTTCTGTCTGTTCCCTCTCCCTCTCCCGCAATATATACTGTATTTCTTAGCTTACTTCTATCAACCGTATAATCTGTGTTTGCTATATTGCTTAATGATTGAGAAAACACAACAGAACTAACCGCCTTGTTTGCTCTATGTCTTGTTCTATCTTCACCAGCTCCAATTATCAATGTCCATCCATCAATATTCTGCGGATGTTCTGTATTAATAACTACAACGTTTGGTCTTAATGCGATTCTTAGTTTATCGGCTTCTGCGACTTCGCTTATTTCATCCCATAACGAACCGCCTGTCACTTGTTTATCTATTGTACTACATACCTGTTTTAGTCTTTCTTCATTTTCAAACTCAACTGCAAGTGCAATGTTTCTGTTTTCATCATCTGACATTATAAGGTTTTGTTTTACCAACTCTTCAATATATTTGTAGCTTTTCCCTTTAAATGTTACATGTCCTTTAATTACTCTGTATTCTAACAGCTTTAAAGCAAGGCTACCTTTTATCGTGAATACTTTGCTTGTTTCACTATCACTTTCACGCTTTACTGACTCAATGACTCCGAAAACATCATTGTCAAACAAAACATAGTAATTCTTTGTTTTATCCATCAAATATAAATTTTCTTTGTCAAGCATTGCATTAATTGTAAATGCTCCGATTTCTCTTGCTTTGTACTCATACTGCGAATATTCATACTTTCGGAGAATGTCAACTATGCACATTGTATCATCCAATATTGTTACCATAATTCTACATCCCCCTTATATTGAAATATTGTTCCCTATATTCAAAACTAACATCCATAACACCATCACTAGGCTGCGTTTCATATGAATAATAGTTTTTCCCTATAAGAATTTTAAATAGTTTGTAACCAACTTCCATATTTCCAACAATAGAAACTTCGTCACCACTTTGTGTATGTAGTTTAACACTTTCTTCTCCAATGTTAGTATTTATAACAATTTCATCACCAGCCGACATGCTCAAATCAGAAAATATAATTTTTGCATCTTCTGTTATACTATTTACTTTCTGTGTTATAAGTGTATCTGATACCGCTTTCATTCTGATAATACAACCAACTGGAACATCACCGTTGTTTTCAAACAAAACAATTTTCTGCCTATGTTCTACTCCCATTGTAATCCCATTTGTTTCTGGAATTGTTAATGGAAACTTGAACTTGTTTTCAAGAACAGAAAAATTAATTGTTTTTGTTTCTTTGTAAAACATTGGATTAAAACATTCAAACTCCAAAATAAACTTACATAGCACTTCATTATTTTCTTTGTATGTTGTTGAATATTTTGGTGGTGCTGTTGGTCTTGCATCTAAGTAAAATCCATTTGCTTCTATAACCATTTCTTGATATATAGAAATAATTCTGTCAAGTTCTTCCTTTTTGTCTTGTACTGCTGTTTCACAATTCTGCCAATATTGTTCCCACGTGCTTGCCTGTTCTACATCCTTAGCAACAACATATCCTGTTATAGTTGGTTTTCTTGTTCCAACTGTTAAGCCAGCATAAGATTGCCCTATTTGATAAGGCACTCTATATGCTGACATTTCTACGCTAGGCGTATCCCAGTCAATTTTATCAATGATATAATAACCATCTTTTGAATCAATAACAATACTGTCTTTTGTTACGCTATTTGTTAGTGTAACTTTTTTGACCATTGTTTTCACCACCTTTTAAAATCCTAACAGTAACTCCCTTTTTGCTTTTTTCATTTGTCTTGCATACTCATATGCGTTTGGTTTTGTATTGTAGAAATTAAATGTATCTCCATTGCTGTTTTTTCCTCTATTGTTATTATACTCTTCATTCTCCTGTTTTGTCAATACCCTTTCTCCTTTATGCAACTCTGCTACATATCCATTGAAAGGTACATAATCCAAACCATTTGCATGTTTACCATTTACGCTCTTAGCGGCTGACTTTGCTTCATTCGCACCACTTACAATGCTTCTAAATCCACTGACAATTCCACTGACGAAACTTCCAATCTTTCCAGCAAAATCACTTACCCATCCGAGTATGCTGTTTCCTATACTCTTTAATCCATTCCATAACTGCGACAGAATATTTCTACCAGCACTATACATCTGACCACCTATTGCTAATATCTTACTAGGAATCTGTGTTACAATGCTCCAAACTCTGCCCGGTAACTGTTGCACAAATGAAATGAACCTTGAAACAAAATTAGAAGCTGTTCGTGTTCCACTTTGTACAAGCTGTGAACCCCATGAAATAATTTTACTCAATGTGTTTGATAACCATGTCCATACCCTACTAGGTAGCTGTGAGAACCACTGTACAACACTTGTTATGAAATTAGAAGCGGCTTCTGTTCCACTTTGTAATATACTTGAACCCCACTCAATAATTTTATTTAATGCATTTAGCAACCACTCTCCTATTCTACTAGGTAACTGTGCGAACCATGTTACAATATTCTCAATTATCACTGGCAATTCTGTTGTTGCCCATTCAACACAAGATTGACCAAACAAATATATATGTCCTAACATTTCACCGATTACATAACCAATCTTATAAGGCAATTCGCTGAACCATGTTACAATCGCATTTATTGTGTTTGGTATTGTTTCATTCACAAAAGTATTAAATGCATTCGGTATTGTTTCTGTAAAAAAACTAATCACATTGTCAACAAAACCTTGTATTGCTTCAACTGCATTGTTAAATACTTCTGGAATTGTTTCTGTGAAGAATGTTTTAACACTATCAAACGCTCCTAGAATAATCTCTGGAAGTCTGCCAAAAATATCCGATACTTTGTCAAAGAACTCTTGAAACTTTTGTGCCGCTTCATCAAGTCCGAACTTCTCTAATATCTCCGCTCCTATATCTCCGATAGTGCTTAATATTGTACTTCCAATACTTGTAAATGTTTCAACTACATTGTCAAACAATCCTTTTATTCCATCTGCAACTTGTTCAAAATCTCCTGTAAATATTCCAATGAATATATCCATTATGCTTAGAATGTTATTTAAAACAAGCTGTATGATATCTACAACCGTAGAAAAAGCACCCTCAAATACTGGTGCAAATATATCGCACAATGTCTCCCATGCTGTTTTAATTACATCTGTTATACTTTCAAAATTGAAGCCTATCTCATTTATTTTACTTACAAACTCATTCGCAAAATCTGAAAATGTTTTCTTTAATTCATTGAATGTATTTGTTATGTTATTTCTAAATTCTTCATTTGTTTTCCATAGCGTAACAAACATTGCAACCAATGTTCCAATTACTGCAACAACTCCTAAAGCTGGTGCTATTACTGAACTAAAAGTTGTTGAAATTTTTGTTATAATACTTGGTATTCCACCCATACTTGCTATTAATTCAGATTGCCCCATGCTAATTAGCTGTATTGTTTTTGCTACACTTCCAATAACTCCATTTGCTGTTTTAACAACTGTAATTATAGTACCTATTGTACTTGCCACTTTTGATAGAATAAGCAAAACTGGACCGATTGCGGCAATTACAAGACCGGCTTTTACGATAAAATTCTGCTGTTCTTCTGACAACTCATTGAACTTTGTTACAAGGTTTGTAATCCATTGTATGAAGCTTCTTATGTTTGGAATCAATACATTTGATATAACAATTCCAGCACCCTCTAATGCTGATTTGAAAAGCGTTATATCACCCTTTAAATTATCAAGCTGTGTTTGTGCTTGTTTTAGTGCTGAATCATTTGCATTTTTTAGCCCCTCTTTAAAATCATTAACTTTCTCTGTTGATGAAACTGTCATTTTGTTAAACGCTTGCAAACCATATGTTGTAAATATTGTGTTTTTATATGCGTTTCGTTCTTCTTCTGACATTCCACTCAACTTACCATTCAGTTCATCTACAACATCATTAAAATCTCTTGCATTTCCTTGTGTATCATATACAGATACTTTTAACTCGTCAAGTGCTTTCTTCGCTGTGCTTGTCGGAGTATACAAGTCCATCATTGCTCTGTTTAATGATGTAGCCGCTTCCTCACCTGTTATGTTTTGTTCTGCCAATCGTAACAAACTCAATGTTACACTATCCATGTTTTGTCCATAACTCTTTGCTGTTGCGGAAGAAGAGGAAAGTGCTGTTCCTAATCCTCTAACATCTGTGTTCGCCATTGTTGCTCCTTTAGCAACTAGGTCTGTAACACGCTTCGCATAGTCCATTCCCTTTCCAAAACCTTTTAGTGTTCCAACAACATAAGTTGAAGAATCTGCTAGACTTAAGTTACCAGCCGCCGCAAGATTTAATACCTCTGGCAACGCTGTCATTTGCTCTTCTGCCGTTAATCCACTCTGCGCTAATACATTCAATCCCTCTGCCGCTTGCGTTGCACTGAACGCTGTTGTAGCACCCATATGCTGTGCAAATTTAGAAAGATTTTGAATCTTATCTGTTGTTGTTCCCATTGTTGCGGCAACTTGTGACATAGCACTTTCAAAATCTGTTCCCGCTTTAAGTGCCGCCGCTCCTACTCCTACAAGTGGCAATGTTACACTTCTTGACATTGTACTTCCAACTGTAGCAAAAGCACTGGAAAGTCCTTTAAACTTTTGTTCTGCTGTGGCTGATTTATCCCCAAAAACTTTTAGGTCATTATAAGCGGATTTAAACCCTTTTTGAAACTTACTAGAATCAAGTTCCAAGTATGCCACAGCAGTTCCCATATTAACCGCCATTTTTTTTCTCCTTTCAAACAATACTTTTATTCGTACTGTTTATAAAAATCTTTAAAATTGTTATAATGTTTTGTTTCCGCTTTTTTGTTCTGTTCTATGTAATGGGGTTTTTCTCCCTCTGTTAGTCTCAATGTTAATTCACAACATGCTTCGTTAAAACAAAAGGCAGTATAACTGTCCTCTATTCCTAGCACTTCGCTAGGTAAACATTTATACTGCCTTGATATTGCTAATACGCTTTCTATCTTTTTACTCTGTACGAAAGGATTCTAAGGCTTTTACCCCCTGTTGTGAATAATTGAAAATGAACATCATCTGTTCATCTGTAAGCTCAATCCCTGTACTTTTGATTTCATCATATGTTGGCTCTACAAAAGTTTCACTTGCAATTAAATCAATTACATCATAGATTTCTTGCATCATACTGTTTTCTTCTGTATCAAGACTTCCACTCTGTACGAATAACTCATTTGTTTTAACAAGTAATGAGTTTGGAATCTTTCCCTGTTTTGCCATTCCCAAAATAGATGGTCTTTTAAGTTTTGCAACAAAAGGTTGACCCTCTGCAAAATCTGGAAGCCTTACAATATTACCATTTGCATATTGTTTCAACTGCTCTAAACTTGTTACCTGTTCTGTTTCTTTTGCTTTTACTGCTCTTGCCATGTTCTTATTCTCCTATCTTTTTTTATTTTAATTTACTGCTAAACCTGTTTCAAAACTATCTTCATCAGACAATGCTGCAACACCTGTGAACTGTGGAAGTGTTTTCACATAAGAAATCTTATATGGTGCTTCTCCCTCTTTTGGTGCTGAATTAATTGTGTACTCTGGAACTCTAAATACATCATCCTCTGAACTCATTGCAACTGGTGTTCCTTGACAGTTAGGATATGTGATTTTCTCATATCTAACAATCTGACCACTTGCATCATACTGTGCTGAATAACAATCAAGTTCAAATACTTGTCCTTTGTCTGTACTTCCAGCAACAGGTGGTGTATATGTTAATGTATCCCCTGTTCCATTTACTGTACCACCTTGCAGAATCTTAACAAGTTCTGGAATGAATACATTGTCTGTTAATGTAATCTGGTGTCCAGTAATTGTTGTGGTTGCTGGTTTCTGTGCAATTAATCTTCCTAATTTTACAAGTTTAATTGCATCTGTTGTTTCTGTCTGCGGTTCTACTCCAACTTTATTTGCTGTATCTACCGCAATTTCTGTTGCATTTGCATCATCACCATCAACGACACCTGTTCTTACTACTACAAGCGAAACATCAATGGTTGGGATTCCAACTGCTTTTTTCTGTGTTTTAGACATTACTTAACCTCCTAACGATTTTCTATTTTTCTACAGCCTTGGTATTGAAATGATACCATATGTGCATTTTTATCTTTATCATAAAAACTTGCTGTTTCATTTCCAACATACATAACAAGTGGAAATACTTGTTTCATTTTTTGTTTTGTTTCAAGCATGAAACTTTCAATTCTTCCATACCTGTTTACTGGAACATATAACATAATTGTGTATAGTGGTCTTTCACTTGAAACTGATTGTTGCTCATATGTTCCCTCTGACTTTACAACAACATATTCTTTCAAACATTCACCTTTATGTTGTGACGGATAATAAACTTCTGTTCCATCTACAGCTATAGCATCCCTAATTTGTTCTATAATGCTTTTCATTTGATATACCTCAATAAATCTTTATACCTATCTAAAACTTCCTTAGAACATGCATTAACGGTTGGTTGTAGAATTGCGAATCTTCTTTCATTACATAACTCTAAATATATACCATAGTCAACTCCATGTCCTATATATATTCTCGTTCGCATTTTTCCTATTTGCTCAACCCATCCTGTTAGCCTTTGCCTTGCATGTCCTGTTCTATCTGTCCATGGTCTGTTCCTCTTAGCATAGTTCTGAAACTTTTTTGCACCGCTTGTTGCAAACATTTTAATTGCAATCTGCGCCTTTGTTTCAACTCTTTCTAAATTATCAAGTAACTGTTTTGCATCAATTCTAATTGTTCCCATTCAACACCAACTCCATTGATATATCACAAACAATGTTAAACTCTTGTATATTGTTTTTCTCAATAATCTTATAAATGTTTTCATTAATTTGTATTGTATCTCCATTTTTAATCAAAACAGAATCATCATATGCAATCATTAATTTCGGCTGTCCTTTTGAATGTGTTTTAGAACCATCTGAAACGCTTTTTGTTATATACCCCTTTTCTGTATGAAACAATCCTTGTACTTCTGTTATGCTCCGTTGTCCATCTGTGTCTTCTCCATAGTTGTTTAATATTGTTCTTTTAACTTCATAGCTTCTGCCATGTGTTTTTATCTCTCGTTTTACTTTGTTTAATTCTATCTGTAACATTTTCTCATTCATCTTAGCACCCCACTGTTTACATAAACAAAATGGGATGCAAGCATCTTGAAATAACTAGAACTGTCTTTCGTGGTCAAACCACTTACATCCAACCCTGTTACTTCTGCTTTGATTAATAATCCATCATAGCTTGCTTTTCTAACATCACCGTTATTTTTTTCTAATAGATATTGCAATTCATCCACTTCAAAATATGGTGCTTGTTTTTCTCTCAAGTTGAATTTTAACTGTTCTAAATTATCCATCTACTCACCTCCCACATTTGTTTACATCTTACTCTGTTGGATTGCTTTCTGAATAATCTGTCTTGCTTCTCTTACGTTTTTAGCTTTTGAAGTATCAATGTTATGTTTTGTTGCATACTCCGCAAGCTGTTCTTTGTTCATTTCAGAAATTGGAATTGTGTCAACTGAATCATCCTCGACAATTTCTTCTTCTGTTTCAAAATCATCAATATTTTGTTCTGTTTCGTCAACAATAACATAACCATTCTTTTTGAACATTGTTTCATATGAATTGCGACTTACCTTAACAGTATGCTCGCCTTTCATAATATTAACCATTGCCATGTTTATTCCTCCCTTTGCGCTACTACATCAAGAATATATACTTGGTCTGCTGTTGGGAAATCTGGTAAACAAATCATTGTAACTTTTGTTTCTACGGTTACTGGGTCTGCCACTGTCATTGTTGTAACTGCTACTCCCGTATCAGTAATTGATACATTTGCAACATTACTTGACATAAGGTCTGACTCTTCTGGTGTTGTACCAAACCATGTGTTTCCAAGTTTTCCTGTTGGGAACATAACAAAAACATCTTCTGGAACATATCTCCGAACTGCTTTCTCTTCGTCTTTGTATCGTTTGTCATATACAACAATATCAATTCCAAGTTCATCTTTGATAAACTGTTTAACTTTTGCATCTGATACAAAACCAACACCATCTGTCATAACATAGATAGATTTCTTGATTTCTGTATTTGCTCTAATGTATCCAAACACCTTGGAAGAACATACTGCTCTTTCAACTGTTACTCCTGTATCATCAACGATTTTTGTAATACCTGTTCTGATATCATCAAGAATTGTTGCTGATGGGTCGCTCCAACTCTTTGTTACTGTTACTTTATGGCTATTATCTACACCATAATCATACTCGTAAACCTGTCCATTTCCTTTCATGGAAATTGTACCTGTTGTAAGCATCATCATTCTCATACGCTCACGCTGTGCAGAAGCACCCTCAAGAAGCTCAACCTCGTCTGCGAAGATTCTGTTCACAATAGCATCAATATATGCTTGGTTTCCACTCTCAATAATTTTGTTGAGTTCCTGTCTTAACTCTTCATCAATATACTTGGACTCTTTAAAGAATGGCATATCTGCGCTTAACTTCTCGAATCCAATTCTCGGTCTTGGAATAGCCTGTACATCAAACGCTGATGCTTTCAGAACTACTGGAAGTCCATTAGAACCTTTCAGCCATTTCAGTGTAAGTCCGAGTTTCTTATCATTTGGGAAAAGTTCCTCTCCGAGATATGGGTCTCTGTCCTGTTGTAACAATTCCCAATATGATGTAATTTCAGAACTAATAATAAGGTCATAAATTGTCATGTTTTATTTTCCTCCTATTTCTTAATTAGCAAGCAACAAACTTAATCATTGGCATTGCCGCTTTTACAGTATTTGTAAGTTTTGCTTTTGTTGTTGCATCAATTCTGTTTGTGTTTACAAATCCGAACAAAAGTAATGTTCCATTTGCATCCTCTGTTGTAACATCTACATCATGTAACAGAACTCCTACTGTGTTAGACGCTTCTGTAAGACTATCATCTGTTGCCTCTTTAAATGCTGTTGTTCTTACATCAAGATCTCCTGCTAGTGGTGTTCCCGCTTTAACAACTTTCTTTGTTCCCTCTGCAACTCCGAGTTCCTTACTTACTACAACACCAATAGAAACCTGATGTTCTACTGCAAAAAGAATCTGGTTTGTATTACCATATGTTTCTTTTCTAACTCCTGTTTGATTTAACATTTGTTTTACCCTCCTTTATTTAAAATAATGGCTCTTTACTGCTTTTCTTCCAGCAAGTAATCTTTCAGCCATTGTTCCAGCATACTTTGAATCTCCATTGTTTGAATTTTCATTTGTACCCTGTTTGTTTTGCTCTGTTGCTTTCTTAACTCTTGAACGTGTTACCGTTCCTTTTTTGTTTGTTTCATCTTCCTCAGATGCAAAATAAATCTTTCCATTTGTGCTGTCTTTCATTTCTGCAATTACAGCATTAATGTCTTTGTCTTTTGTTACCTTTGCTTTTGCAACAATAACTAAATCGTCCACAAATTCTGGTTTTGCTCCTAACTGAATAGCTGACAATTTGGCTTCTGCAATGACTCTCGCTTCACGCTCATTAACAAGTTCTTTTGTTGTTGCTGTTAACGCATCATCCTTTTTCTGCAAATCAGTTTTATTTGCTTCTTCATCTTCTTTTGCTTTCTTAACAATCGCTTGCAATGAATCAGAATTTTCAACTCCTAAAGATTTAAGATATTCGGCAATCGCATCACCTTTTACTTTTTCAACATCAACATTATTGTTCTGCTGTGTACTTGTCTGCTGATTTGTGTTGCTGTTCTGCTGTGCATTGTTATTGTTTGCATTGTTATTCTGTGTATTCGGTTCTGTGTTTGTTCCATTTGTGTTTGTATTTGTTTCTGACATTTGTTCTATTCTCCTTTATTATATAATGTTTGTAAGATTCTTTCCTCTTTCTTCAACTGTTTTTTCTTTTTCTCAATACCTTTTAAAATTCTCTCCTTATTTGTCTCATTTGTTTCTGCACTTGCGCTTGCTAGTGCTTTTCTTATTTGTTTTTTCAAAATCAATGTTTTTTGGTTATCATAATAAGAATCATATTGTTTTCCACAATTCGGACATATTAGAAAAGTCCTTGTTATGTTTTGTTTTCCAACTTGTTTGTTTTCTTCCTTTATCATTGGATAAAAGGATATTTGACACTTATCACATGTCACTTTCAATTATATCACCTCCTGTATATATTGTCAACTCTTTTATGAATATTTTTCCATTTTCATCATAAAAAATTTTTCCTTTTGATACTTCATTTAGTAACTTTCTTTTTTCATTAAGTTTCTTTATAAGTCTGTCCTTTTTCTTTACCTCTCTAGGACTCACAGTTTCCTTTTTAAGGCGTTTTCTCATTGCCTTGATAAATAGTGCCTTAATCTCTTTAAACGTCTGTATGGACTCATTATCATCTATCTGAACCACTTCGATTTCTTTGCATCTTACACACTCGAAATACAAAATAACATAATGTTTTTTATCTTCGTCATATACATCTTTTTTCAGTAATGACTTTGAATCCAAACTATTTACTTCTCCGCATTTGTTACATACTCTTTTTACTTCCATGTTCTCTCTCCTGTTCTACATAAAATCTAATGCATACTTGTCAATATCTGGAAATGTTCCTATTGGTGAATTATACCACATTCCTATCTTCATTGCTATATCTTGCATACTATCTGGAATCACAGCTTCAAAAGTACACATTCCGTTTGGATGGTCTAATGGTAATGCATCTTTTGGGTACACCCCTTGACCTAATCCATATTTATCATCTTTTGCTCTGTTCTCACATATTCTGCAAACCCTACCATGGAAATTACTTGTAATCCATCTATATCCAATTACGAACGGGTCATTCTTATTCACCGCTTCAAAACTCTGCTGGTATGCATGTGAAACTAATGTTCTAGCAAGCCTTTGTGCGTTGTAATCAACATGTCCAAAACGAAACTTATCATTTATTGTTTCTCCAACGCTGTTTGCTCTTCCAGCATTCACATCTGTTATTCTTGCTTTTCTTGTGCTATATATAATCTTACTTGCTTTCCTTGCTTGTGGGTCTACATAGCTTTCAATATCCAATGCTATTTCATATGCGCTTTTTCCTTGTGCTGTTCCTATTGATATTATTTTGTTTATGCTTTCTTGTGTTTGTTTGTTATAACCCCATATTGCTTTGCTCAATGTCCAATTATCTTGATATATATTTCCTGTTATTATGTTTCTAACAACTTGGTCTGGAACAAACTTAAATGCTTCATGTATGTCCGAATCTTTAAATCCGCAATATTTTAAAAATGTTCTAGTATCATATACCACCGCTTCTGATACTGTTGTCATGCTCCTAACAACTCCATTTTTAATATCTTCATTTAATTGTTCAATTCTTTTTGTTATACTACGCTTTAACAATACGAGGTTTTGTTTTTGCATGTTTCCATTACCCATGCGTGCTATTTGTTTTGTAACATCTTTGTACAAATTTTCATACATTTGTTTTATGTCTTTTTGCATCTGTACTGTTGTTGTTTGTCTTACTTGTTCTGCATTTTTTAAACTAAACTTCTGCGCCATTGTTTACATCACCACTGCAATTCTATTCTTCAAGTTTTGTTTGTGTCTCAATTTGTTGCACATTCTTTTCGACTTGCTGTTGTGTTCCAATGTTTTCAAGCTCTCCCTGTACTTGTGTATTCATACTCATACTATCAAACATATTGTTTTCTATTGCTATCTGCATAAGTTCATCATCAATCTGTGCATCTGTTTTGAATTCATCTTTTCTCCACTTCTTAATGTATGACTTTCTACTTCTAGCATTTGCCGCAATCTCTGAAAGGTCTGATGCTTTTTCATCATCTTCATCTTCCATAAGTGCATAATGTTCTAAAATATTAATGTTATACTGTATTTCATCCAAACCTGTTAAAACATACCTTGAAATAACTTCATCTTTGTTTAACATTGCAATATCAAGAATACATTTAATAACAAACTCTAATGCTGGTATCCACGCTTTCATTTTTTCATCACATCTTACTTGCAATGGATAATACAATACTTTCAATGCTTTTCCGCTTGTTATTGTTCCAACCATTGTTTCTTCTGAAATGTTTGGAATATCAAGTTCACCATACATTGTTGTTTTAATTCTATCAAGTGTCGTTTTGACACTTTCTGTATGGTTCATCTGTGGTGCTAATGTTCCAACAGACGGGTGAGCTTCATTTTGATTTTGTTCTGAACGTAAGTCCCAGTATGCTCCCGCTCCACTACTTAGATTGGCTGTGGTTTCTGCATTCATATCAACTGTATAACGAATAGGATTCATTCCTTTTCTTTCACTGTCTATGTCTGCATTTCCTAATCTACTGTATCCAGCTTCATACATTGCCAAATCTTCAATTTCTGATATTCCTAATTCATCAAACAATGTTCCGTCATTCAAAATAACAACTGCTGGGATATATTCCAACTCTAATATTTGTTCTGGTACAACCTTTTGTTCTACATTGCCGATTCCATTGTATAATGTTGAACTAAAATATATTTGTCCATTTATTTCTTCATACCTGTTTACCAAGTATTTCTTCTGTTTTGTTTGTTTTGTTCTATTTACGCTTTTAAAACTTATAAACTTTGTTAATCTATCTGAATCATAATCTGTCTCATAATAAAACTGCAAACTATTGTAAAAATGTGCTTGTATTCCATCCTGTTCTGAAAAATCCACCAAACATGCTACACGTTTTCCAATAAAACAGTCTTTTGCGCTTTGTAACAATGTTCTTGAAAAACCACTTTTTTTTAAAACTTTATTTACTAATGTTTGATATTGTTGTGCTTGTTGTTCGTTTTCTTCATCAACATAATTTTGCTGAATTAAAAAATCTGGTGTTTGGCTAAACATGAATCTTGCTTCTTTGTCTATTAATGTTTTAGCAATCTTGAATCTAACATCTGATGCTACATAATCCCCAGCCGTACCCTCTGTTACAAATTCAGCACCTTTTTTATAATCAATATAGTTTTGTTGTATTTGTAACAATTCCTGTGTATATAAATTATATCCCTCTTCTATTTCATTTCTTAAAACAAAATAAGGAAAATTTCTTAATGCTTGTATTACTTCAACACTATGTTGTTTATTACTAGCCATCTATTATACTCCTTTCTATTATATAATATATTATAATATATAAATATATATAAGTCAATAATTATTTTATATTTTATATATAACAAAAGGGTGGATTTCTCCACCCATAAATGTTTGTTTTAGTTTGTTTTTAGAATAACTGGAATCTGTCCATTGGTACTCCAAAAGCACCAGCGTATCCATCTTGTCCACCACCTGTTTCGTCATTATACTGCCATGAATAATATCCTCGTTTAACTGGTGATATTCTGTACTGTGCTTTCTGCCAACTTCCTACTGGTGGATGATAGATAACTTGTACCGCATCAATAACTCTTCCAATACCCGCATAACCATTGTTTGAATCGTTCCAATTACATCCAGAAACATAAGGTAACCATCCTCTGCCAAGAACATGGACTCTATACGAAACAGAACCAACATCACATTTAATTGCGATATCTGTTATCTTTCTGCCTTGTACTCCCGCAAAGTCCTGTAGGTTTCTAACAAACGGATAGACTTTTCCGCCCTCAACTCTTACTGCATATATGAAATTAACTGGAACATTATAATGTCCTCCACTTGCCTGTGGCTTCTGTACTTCTGACTGTTTTATTCCGTCACCATAATCAATATCACAGAGTTTCAATAAATCTGTAAATCTGTTTTGTGATAAATTTGCAATTCTTACTCCATACGCTGAACCATCTGCCGCAATATACATGTCATTTCCTAGATACACTCCAATATGTCCATTCATCCATACCGCCCAACCAATATGGTTATTTGTTCTCTGTGAAATTGGAACAACTTCTTCTGCCGTTTCTTTATATTGTCCACTTCCTCTTACAATACCAGTGTACCAGCTTATAAGTCCGCTACAATCTACACATATCTTTCCAGCTTTGTTATCATCACTGTACCAAACACAGTTAGAGCCATACATTCTTCTTAATGTTCGTATCTGCTCTAATGTTAATACTGTTCCTTTTGCTCCATATACATACGGAGTTCCTATTTTACTTTTTGCAAACTCAATTAATCCTTGTGCTGTTTTACTCATATACCTCTATAACCTCCTAGAATGCCCCTAGAATCAATTTTAATATAATAACCTTAGACTTCCTTAGACTCAACCTCTGGAAGTCCAGCAACGCTTGTGAGAACACTCACAACTCCCGCCACAACAGCTGTACTTGCTACTACTTTCCAATCAACAGAACTAATCATTGTTCCAGCTCCGATTGCACCAATAGCCGCCTGTGCCATTGTTTTAACAGCTCTTACACTTGTTGCCTTAATCCACTCAATAGTATTAACGCTTGGTCTAAATACACAATTTTTAAACATGTTTTTTACCTCCATTTTCTAATTTACATAACTCTAATGCGTGTTTTGTTTCATCTATTTCTTTTTCATTTCTCTCTATTGCATCCCATTGTTCTTTCTGCCCTTTTCTCACATGTTCTTTATATTCTTCTATTTCTTTGTTTTGTTTTTCTAGTTTTTCATTTTGTTCTTTTATTTCTTTTGCCAACTGTTCAACTCTTAGTGTTAATTTTGTCATTGCTTTTGTGTTTTCACTTAGTGGTCTGTATATTACTGTGAATACTCCGATTAAAGAACTTAACCCTATTACCACAATACCAATCATTTCCGCAGTTGTCACATTGTTATACCTCCAATAACTTTCTTGTTTTTATTATTTTCTTTGTTTTGTTCTTTGCTAACTATAATTAAGTTAAACTGATTTAGAACCTATAAGAACCCAATCTTCATTGCTATTTTTTTTAGTTGATATATAGATATTTCCGCTTGTCGATATATATATATCACCGATATCAATACTGTAATACACTCCATTTGGGTCGTTATTGTCTTTTGACACACAACCAACGCTATTATATTTTAAGGAATACCTCGCTTTATACTGCCGTCCAGACACAATTAAATTTGTGTCTTCAAAATTCCATGCTTTTGAAACGTGTTCTTCGTCTGCATCTAAAATTAGATTTGACTTATACATACCAATACCACAAAAAAAAGAAGATGGGGCAATTCCATATCCTGGTTTTATTTCTCTTCTCTGCATATTTACTTGTATATTATTAAGCTTTGATACACTTTCTGAATAAATGCAGCATGACTTATATTCTTCCTCTGTTGGAACATCTTTCGGCTCAAAACCTCCATAGTACAATCCACACCTGCTCATTCTTCCCTGTATATATGAATTATATAAATATTTTGAATATATTGCACAATATTCTATCAAATCAAATTCACAATTACTAATCATCATAAAGCCGCCTTGGTCATATTTGATTGCTATTTGCTCTATCTGGTCGAACCAGCTGTCGGACAGAAATAATGTATTATTGACATTCGAATAAATACAAATGGAGCAAAACCTAAACCAACAATTATGAATCAGATTGTCATAATTTGTGCAATATATTGCAATGTTACAGTGTGAAAAATCACAATTAGTTATATGTCTATGTTGCCCTGTTATAATTCCGAAACCAGAAAATCCAACAAAAGAACAATTATCAATACTGCACCTTGTCGTTTTTTCGACATTTACCCCATTTAGTTCATAAGCCTCTTTTGTATACTCATAATACTTTTTGCATTCTCCAACCACAGAAATATTTCCGCTCACACGCACCTCATATGACGTAGCTAAAAAAATCAAAGAATTCATTGAAACATCATAGGCTTTTTCACTAGCGACAATAAGTGTTTTATCTGATTTTGCAATAAATTTCAAAACACTAATACCCATGTATTCATTATAGCTTGACAGTACATCTTTATGTGCAGAACTTCCAAGAATTGTTATTGATTTAGGTATTGTTAACGTGTCAGAAACCAAATACACTCCGCTTGGGATGTATAATAGCCTTTTGTTATTTCCGCAAAATACTATTGATTCCTGTATTGCTTCTGTATCATCAGCAACACCATTGCCTTTTGCTCCAAACATTTGTGGTGTTATGTAATCCTTTTTAATATAAGGTAGAAAACTACTAAATATTTTTTGTTCAGTTATACTTCCATCTTGCACTGTCGTAGTTGCTTCTGGATGTTCATTTAACCAATTTGTTACTGCATTGTTTGTTTGTTCGTCTGTGGGCTGTCCTTCTTCTACCCACTCAACATCTCCATCTTTTGCTCTTGGTATTTTATTGTTATCATTGACTGAGGGTTTATCAACTTTATTCTTTACTATATTTTTAATTTCTGTTTTCTGTTCATTTGCTACTCTTAACAATTCTGCTTCAAGCTGATTATAATAATCCTTTGCGACTTGCTCCTGTTCCTGTGTTCCATTTACTTCCAATCCCTCTAACACTATACCCTTTGCAAGCGTTGTATTCCATTCATTTGTTATTGTTCCATTCGAATTTGTTTTAATAGCGCAAACAATAAAAGAAATGATTCCTTTGTATGCTGTTACCTTTCTGCTCAGTTCCCAACTGAATGTTACATAATCTTCTCCATCTGTTGCTAAATCTGTAACAATGTACTTGTCTCTTCCTGTGTCCAAACCACTTGCATTCTGGAAAACAATTCTTAAAGACAGCTTACTTAAGTCTATTCCATTACCGACAAACCTCTTGCATCTGAAATATTTTCTTTCACCTTTTTCATCACTCATAACACCGAATATTCTTTCTGTGTCTGGAATAATCATTATTCTTGTATCTGCATCTATCTCTATTCTATCATTTGCTTCTGTTAATGTTGCTTCTGTAATTTCTGCCGCATTTAATAATTCATCTACACTAGGCACTTCTTACACCTCCTTATGTTTGTTCTATATACATTCTATTTGTTATTATTCTTGTTTTGTTGCTTTTACCTGTTAATTCAAAGTAAAACATACTTCCATGTGTTACATCTACTGGAACTGTTACTTTATCCTGTATAATCTCATTTGTTTGTTTCCCATCTACATCATAGAAACTTATAACTCTTTTTGTTTCTTTCCAATCATTATCAAAATGGAATACCAAACACAAATAATTATCAGAACCTCTTACAATGTTTTCAAAATCACATTGCTTGTTTCTTCTTAATAACTGACCAGCAACATCAAAATGTAATTCTCTCATAAGCCTGTACCTCTTCTAATTATTCCGCTTGCTACTGTTCTTTCTACTGTTTCATCATGTTCTATATTCAATGGTTCTGAATCATATGTTGAAAATACTGGTTCTCTTTCTTCTATGATTGCCATACATAATTCTATACCATTATATATTCCGCAACTATAATCATCACCAATGTTTTGTTCTTGTATACCTCTTAGTTGTTTTATACTGTTCTTAATTGTTTTTAATTTCTTCCAACTTCTCAACATTCTTAACACCTCCTATAAGCTTCTATTTACCGCCTACATTCCATTTTTATTGCTTACCCTTACAACTCCTAACCATGCTTGCTGTTTGTCTTTATTTGCTTAATATCTGCTACTGTATACTGGTCTAACGCATACCATAAGGCTGACATTACGTGGCTGTCTATATTAAATTCATCATATATCACATTGCCCTTTGTATCTTTCGCATATGTTAAATCTTTCAATTCTTTTATAGAGTTTCTACACTTAGGAGAACAAACAATTTTTTTAAAACGTTTTACTTTCTTTGTATTCTGTAATCTACTCCCGGCATATTTCTTACAGGCATACATTTTTACTCCCTCTTGTCTATAATATTGTATATCTTTAGGAGAAGCACTATCAGCGAATATAGGCTTGTTACATCTTTCGGCTCTTTTAAATGTTCTTTGTACTCCATCCAACAAAATGAATTTGTTATCTGTTATATGGTTTCTGTATACTTCATCATAAATATAAAGTATTTTGTTTTTATCATCTACTGCACAACTTATCAGCGCATTGTAACTTGTTTCAAAACCAAAGTCCAAACCAAAGAAATGATA